AGGACTGGGTTCGAGAGGTAAGTGCTACTGGCCATAAATGCTCCTTAGGTTATGTTCTGATAGTAGATGATTTGTGTTGCTTAGTTGTGGATTACGAAGTCTGGGCTTGGATAGCGCAATCAAGGTCGTAGCACGGATACAACGCGCCACCGATCTCTAGGCTTGACGGACGGCCACTTATCACAATGATCTTTGAGCCAAGCACGGTTGCAACAATGCTCAAAATTGATCGGAGTACCGGCAGACCTGCTGGGCCCGAGCCGATCACTTTGACAGGGAACTCGAGGCGCACCACGTTGCCGTTACCAGCAATAGTCGTAAAGTTTGGCGCATCCAAATACACCGAGTTGGCGACAAGTTTGGTTGCATCATTTATTACACGGAGCCCAGTCACCGCGGTCAGCGTTGCCGTGACATCATCAATCGCTTCGTTAAACAGGTCGGTGTACGACATCAGGCAACCGCTGGACGTGGGATGCCAAGCAGCTGCTTGACGATCGGGGTAAGGCTTTGCTGTGGTGCCGAACCCATGCCGTCAAACGTGGCGTAGGTTGCCTCTATTGAGCCCCTAGAGCGCCACAGAGCGGCGCAATACATCAAAGTGCCCAATGTTGCGTCACCGCCTGGTGAGGTCGTTGGGGAGTCGATATAGCCCGATTCCTGACGCCTGCGATAACAGAACTGGTTTCCAGCCGACACAGATTGCGTGAGCAACGTATAGTCGTCCGATGGGTTGGTAATCGTTATGCCCAAAAATGACATGACTTGCGCCGCCGTCACCCAAGTGCAAACAGGGTCATTCGCAACAGTTCCAGACGCGGCGACACGCTCAACATCGTCTGCGGTCTTGGCGTAAAGCACCTGATCGGCAATTGGCACCTGATAGTCGTAAAGCAAATCGCCCTGCGTATCAATGCCCAAAAACAAATACTGTGGCAATGCGCGCACCGAGTAAGTGCCGTTAAATGTTGCGTCAACTCCAGCGACCGTGATTGAACTGCCAACTGCAATCTCGCTGGGGGTCAGGAGTTGCAGTACGGCAAAGTTATCAATCAGGTACTTGTTAGTAACTGTGTAAGTAGCCATGGCGGTTAAGCCGCCTTTCTACTAGGAAACGGTGATCTTTTGTACTTGTGTCGAGTCAGCGATGAACGTTGAAACGTACCCTGCGTACGAGAAATTGCGTCCCAAAGTAGATGGCAACTCAACTGACATAAGCCCACGGATCTGCTCATAAAATTCTATTGCTTGAGCTCTTGCTACAACCATGGTTCCAGCGGCAAAATTGCGGTCTGCGACAAGGTTCAAACCAAATGGGTTGAATGTGTTTGCAACTGTGATGTTTGCTGATCCCATTCCGTTTACACCCATAAGGCCAGATGCTCCCACGTATGGGAATACTGGTCGCTTGTCTGCGTCCAACTGTGCGCCCATTGCTTGCCATACTCCTGGAGCCACAAAGATGTGGTCTGGCAAGAAGTTGGTGTCAAGCAACATGTTGTAAGCGGCGGTGTAGATTGCCGAGATCAACGTTGATGGGTCGTTTGCGGTTACCGACCAGGTTGCACCCGATGCAGCTGCGCCAGCAACGATTGCGTCTGCTGCCACGTTGTCCGAAGCGATGAGATATTCGCCGAGCAAGTCATTCAATACGATCTGGAGACTGGCTGGATCGGTGAAGTCGACGTCCTGTACTGACAACGTGACCTGACCGGCAAGAGTGGTTTTGCTGATCGTGTTTGCAGCGATAACCATGGTTGTTGCCGATGTTGGGTCAAACTCTGCAGCCTGTGCGCCAACGCTTGTGTGCGTGGTGATTGTTGGACGAATGAAAGTTTTTGATGCTCCACCGTTTGGCATTGCGCGTGCGCCAATTGCGTTGACAACTGGGCGGATGAAGTTCAGGTCTTGGAATACTGGGCCAAGAACTGGAACTGGCAAGAGACCAGGTGTGTTGGTGGTTGCGATGTCACCTGCGGCTGCTTGTAGTGCAGTTTGCTTTGACTTGGTGTAGTCGTTTACTGCTGCTGCAACGTTGCGGAATGATTCTCCGCCGATGTGCATTGCTGCGAGGTATTCGCCTGGTGTTGGCAAATCAAATTGACGTTTTGCTTGTGCGAAAATTGGTGCAGTAGGGATGGTTGCCTCAACTGCGGTTTCGTTTACTTCGGACATTTCTGGTTTCTCCTCTACTGGGGTTACTTCTTCATTTAACACTACTTCTTCGGGCTCTTGGTGGATACTCGCTGCGACTTTGGTGATGTTTGCTGCATCGCCAAAAGCGCCGATCGGAACTAGGGACAATTCCATCCAGTCGGCTGACTCAATGATCATGGTGCCTTCTTCGTCATACGAGAACTTGGTTGGGTTTACGCCAACAGATACTTGGTCAATGGTGCCGTCCATGGCCATAATTAAAGCGTCGTTGCCAAGGCTGGTTGCGCTGATCTTTGCGCTGAACAACATTCCCTGCTCGGTATCTACGCGCTCCGTCACAATTCCTACGGGCATCTCAGCCGAATGGTAGAGGAACAGACGGGGTGATTTGCCCTCGACTGGCAATGAGCCTGGACGGAAGATCACAGCTGTGCCATCCGAAACCGTTGCCGGCACGTTGTAGGGAACGGCGGTTCCGCTGATCGTGCGTCGTGGTGCGTCGCCTTTGGCGGCGTCTAACGTGAAATCTCCTGCAATTAACTTAATCATCGTGCTAACTCCTCTTGAGTGTTTTCTCTTACAACTACTTCTTCATCGTCCATGCGATCGGCCATGAAGTTTTCTTCTAGGTATTCATCGGCATCAAACTCAACATATGTTCCGCGCGGTAGCACGTTGTCCATTGACAAAGCGCCAGCGATTGCGTCTGCATAAAGTTTTACGCCAAACAAATAAAGGTCGGCGCGCGCTTGTTGTGATGACTGGTATGAGTAAGCGCCAGTCGCAACGCCCACCAAATACGGTGGCACATTTGCCAGACGCGACATTTCAAGCGCCTGATATTGCGATGCCTCAATTAAAAGCATCTTGTCTGGTGTGCTGTTTGTTTCCGTGTATGTCAAATACTCGTTAAGTGCAGCGGTCTGGTTGGTTGCTCGAGCGGCGTTAAACGCGCCAGCCAAATCAGCCAATTCTTGGGCGCTGAGTGGTTCGCCACCAGTTTGCTTAAGTACGCCGGCAGGGATGCTTGACGATGCGTTGCGATTGCGCGCTGCTTCAAGTTTTAGCGCGGTTTCAATTGCTCCAGGTGCCGAGTAGATCATGCCTTGCGCTGGCGATAGGAATTGCACAAGGTTTACTGGGTCTAACATGCCGCCTTGGAAATACACTTCTTTAGACGGTGCAAACCAAACTGGGCCAGCCATGTCTTGTGTGGTGATTGAACCAGCAGGTAGTCGAGTGAATGATGCTGGATAGCCGTCAGCGGTTCGCGATGTGATGTACCAAAACGCTCTGCCAAACATCATGAGGTCATCAAGTGTCCAACTCATGAGGAATTGTGCGGACACGGTTGGGTCTGGTCGGCGCATCCATGAACGTGGCGCGATGTAAATGCGTTCCATTTCTTCGCCGTTCCAAAACTCGTTGTATGAGCGCAATGGCATTGAGCCAATAACCGAGGCCATCAAATCTCGAGCGCGGTTAATTGTTGGCACGCTAATTGCTTTGTTGCGTGCTTCGCCTTCTTGGTACGTGTAGTACTGGCCGATCATGTTCACGCCTGATTGGTTCGGCATATAACCGCCAGCAACGGCAGCTGCCACGCTAGGCGCTGGGCTTATCGCTGCTTTACGGGTTTTGTTAAAGATCGCCATGTTCCTACTTTGTCATATAAGTGGCAACCGCGCATGACTTATCCGATTCCGACAAAAGGCAAGGTGCGCGGTCGCCGCGTTTATCTTAGTTATTTACCGCGACAAGCATGGGTTTACCCGAGTTGACTGGACGGGCACACATGCCGATTCCCCAGACCATTGTGCGCGCTAACTCGATAGGCCCTGGACTCCGCTTACTGGACAAAACTATGGTGTTGTCGGTGCGTACCGCAACCGCGCGCTGTACGTGTTCGGCTAACAGTTTTTCTCCTGTGTGCAGTAAGCGTGCTTCGGCGATCATGTTTTTGGCTAGCGGTGTAAATCGTCCTAGTTCGGCGTAACCAACAACGACCCTGCGCCGTTCGATGTTCGGTGGGCATGTGGCGTCAACGGTTGGCGACAGGGCAAACCTGATCGTTGGGTCTTTGGCTAGTTCTTGCACGTTTTCCCACAGCTCTGTGATTGACTCGGCAATGAACGCAACGGTGACAAGCACCCGACCGTCAGACAGGTTGACGCATCTGGTCGCGCTGTATCGGGAGTCGTCCAGCGAAGACTCGATCGCCACGACCCCACCGCTAGGTATGTCACCTGTGTATTCCAATGACGGCCAACGACCTGGCTCAATCCAACCGCGCACAACACTCACCCAAAGGTTGAGACTGGCGCGCAGGAATGATGCGCGATCGGGGTTTGTTGATTCTTGCCTAATTGTGTCCATGTCCAACGTGTGGCCAAGTGCAGGATTACCCCACGCCCATGACGCTGGGTGCAACGGGTCAAGGCTTGGGTCTGGGCTCCATTCCGCCATGTACATCGTGGACGGTTCGCCTTTGTCAATTGCTCGAATGCCAGCTTCACGCCAGCGCTGAAACAAGACCGATTCTTCCGTGCCAGCAGTACTAAAGAAACACGCCAACGGGTTTTTTCGTGCGCGCTGTGCCGGCAAGAGTCCGCCCTCAACCGAATCGGGGTTGACGTCAAACAACTCGTCAACGATTACCAAGTCAATGCTCATACCGTGACCTTGATTTGGTTTTAATGCTTTCACCCACCATTTGCTGCCGTCTGGCATAGTGGCTTGGTAACGGCCGTACGACTTGACGATTTTGGCTTGGTAATACTCTTCCAAGATTGGGCTTAAATCGTCGAACAAAAGGCAGGCGAGGTCGAGTCTGTGTGCCCCAGATACCACGGTTTGTTTTTGTCCACGTATCTTTGGCATTTCCACAAGCCAAAACAGAATGAGCGCCTGGATGATTGTGGTCTTACCGTTCTGACGCGCAACCGACACAAGGCTCGAGCGATGCACAAACTTGTTATCGGCGTCAACCGCCAGCATTCCCTCAAGAGCGTGCATTTGCCAAGGCATCAAATCAATCTGGAGTACCTGTTTTGCCATGTCCCCCACAAGCCCAGCTAGTGAGCCGGCATGGTCAGGGATCATCGTTTGTAAGCGCGGCTGGTCATGGCCAGTTGACGCTGGTTCAGGCTGATCTGGGCTGGTGGCGACAAAATGATGGA